CAAGTTTCCAGTTTGTCGCTCCGTGGATGCAAAGTACTTTATTATGTTCCGCATTTAGTCAGTGCTGTTCTGCGTGATTATTCATTAGACGCAGATCACAATAAGTCAGGGCGCACAATAAGACAACGATTGTTGTGTTGCCCCACTTTTCCACTTTCTGCACGTGACTCAGCGCAAATATTGGATGGAACAGAACTTGTCATCGAATATTTGCTTAAGAACAGAAATTTTACTTTGCCGGCTGGGTTCGGGCCCTGGGATGGCTATTTCAATCGCCCAGCCGGAAAAACTACCTTTCAGCGTGGGGCTACCGGGCAAGTGAAGTCAACTTGCCCTGCATCAGTACTCCAGCAATGCAGAAAGGAGAATCAGTTCGGCCAGCCACACACGTGCAAGTACGGACCAAGAACTTTGAAGCCTTACCTTACTGCACGGTACCAGGCCTTGGACCAATATCTGCAGACCGAGCTGATCCAATTACACAAACCCAAGCCTGCTACAAAAGGATCATAGGCGAGACGCCTATGGTCAAGTCGGAGGTGTTGGATGACTTAAAAAATTTTGTGTATAATTATGTAAAGACCCACTATGAACCCATAATAGTCCGTCCCGATTTTGAAGAGTGGCTTGATGGGACAGACAATCCGCAACATCGTAAAGATGAGTTGCGTAGGGCTCATGAAGAAAACCAAGGCCAATTGCCACCAGAGCATGCATGTCAAAGGGTTAAGAATTTTATTAAATTGGAAGATTACCCTTTTTATAAGCATGCTAGGTGGATCAATAGCCGTAGTGATAGATTTAAGGTCTTTTGCGGCCCTTTCTTCAAGAAAATTGAAGAAGTTGTTTACGCCGCTGAAGGAGACGTCAAATTTATCAAACACATCCCTGTTGCTGACAGGCCTAAGGTCCTTGAATCAATACCCAAAGGGATGTCTTACTACGGCACCGATTTCACATCTTTTGAGAAACACTTTACCAAAGAAATTATGCAGGCAATCGAATTCGTCTTGTATGATTATATGTTACCCTGCATGACTAAATTGGAAAAGGAATGTTTATTCAACACTCTTAGCGGTTACAATCGCCTTAAATCTAGATTAGGTTTTAAGGCTGTTGTTAAAGCCCGACGCATGAGTGGGGAGATGTGTACCAGTCTGGGCAATGGATTTACAAACATGATGCTCGCACTCTACCTTGCTCACATTAAAAATGGGCACATTTACGGTTACGTAGAGGGCGATGATGGGATATTCGCAACTGACTTTCCTTTATTGGCCGAAGATTATAAGAAACTCGGCTTTGAAATTAAAATAATATCCCATGAACGCATCAGTGATGCATCCTTTTGCGGCATGATATTCGCTGACGCCGGAGAAATCATTCGCTGTCCTGTGGCCTTTTTATCTAAATTCGGCTGGACTAGCACTGATTTAGGCGCTGGCGAAAATGTCAAGTTAGGGCTTTTGCGTGCAAAAGCTCTGAGCGCCTGTTATGAAACGCCACAATGCCCTATTGTCGGAGTTGTGGCACGTTATGCTTTAAGCAAAACTGAAGGCGTCGCCGCACGGTTTGTGTATGACGGGTATCACAAGCCGATTCCACGAGACTCATTGAACTTACAGCCCTTTCAACCCAAAGAGGAAACTAGGGTGTTGTTCTCTAGAATTTTTCATGTCTCTGTAGACACCCAGCTCTTAATTGAGTCCATGATCAACAAGGGCGACTTTGATGTATCGCGGCTTTTGCCACTGAGTCGCGATGGGCTCCATTACACAACCCGTTATGTGGCATAGGGGAGTTCACCCCTCAACAAACCCGATTAATGTAACAAGACACATTCTTAAGTGAATGCGTGGCGTGCTTGATTTGCGATTGTGAAAGACTAGGTTTAAACCTTCGTCGGTTTTAATTTGATCTCATGCAGACAACGATTAAGATACTGTAGGAATCTTTGGATTAAAGCCTTGAAACTACAACCTAAGCAACCTCACTTTCGTAAAGACGGCCCTCGAAAAGTGTCGTACAACATTAACGGTAAAGCCGTAAGGCGTAAGGTGTTACCCAAGACATCTCAAATCTCGGGGATCTAACGATCGTTGACACAACAACACAAAGGGAAGTAGCGG